GTGAAAATTTCGTTGGTTGTTCCTGTCTTCAATGAAGAGGACACGATACCTATTTTTTATAAAGCAGTTCGTGAATATGACCCCCTAAAAGAATATGAAGTTGAAATTGTATTCATCAATGACGGTAGCAAAGACTCGACTGAAAATATTATTAATGCACTAGCTATTTCAGATGAATTAGTTAAACCATTAAGCTTCACTCGAAACTTTGGAAAAGAACCCGCATTATTTGCAGGACTAGACCATGCAACTGGTGATGCTGTCATTCCTATCGATGTTGATCTGCAAGACCCTATCGATGTCATCCCGCGCCTTATCGAGAAGTGGAAAAATGGCGCAGATATGGTTCTAGCCAAGCGCACCGACCGCTCTACAGATGGACACCTAAAGCGCAAGTCCGCTGAAATGTTCTATAAGCTACACAACAAAATCAGCACACCAAAAATTGAAGAGAACGTAGGTGACTTCCGTTTGATGTCGCGTGAAACGGTTGAGAACATCAAACAACTTCCCGAACGCAACCTATTCATGAAAGGTGTTTTGTCATGGGTTGGTGGTAAAACTGAGGTTGTTGAATATTCTCGAGCAGAGCGCTGCGCTGGTGAATCTAAGTTCAACGGCTGGAAGCTTTGGAATCTTGCTCTCGAAGGTATTACCAGCTTCTCAACCTTCCCCCTTCGTATGTGGACATACATTGGCCTTGGTGTTTCTGCATTCGCATTCATCTACGCTGCGTGGATGATTATTGATAAACTCATCTGGGGAAACCCTGTACCAGGCTATCCTTCATTGATGACAGCCATTCTATTCTTAGGTGGAGTGCAGTTAATCGGGATTGGAGTGCTTGGAGAGTATATAGGTAGAATTTATGTTGAAGTTAAAAAAAGACCACGCTATATATTGAGGAATAAATAGATGGCTATAATTAGATATGCGGCATATAGCGTATTCATAATTATTTTTGCATATATGTCTTATTATGCAACCGGAATTACATTTACAGATCAAGACCCTGTAATATATACCATAATTGGGAAATACATATACAATGGAATTGGGGTTCCATATACCATTGCATTTGATCATAAGCCATTCTTTATATATATAATATATGGTCTTTTGTATAAGATAATAGGTTTGTCGACAAGTCTTTTTGTAATAGAGTCAATTATATTTTGCGTCATTTGCGGCCTACTTTCTTGTATCTACTTTAATTTAAAAGTAATATACACCCCATTATTTGCATCAATTATTTTTATAGTTTCTTACGAATATCTAGGGTTCTCTGCGAATAGCGAGTACGTGATGTTTATAACTTCTTTCTTATCGCTTATTTTCATAAGCAAGAAAGATTTTAAGTATATCGCGCTATCGGCAATAATGGCGTCAATTTCATTTACCACTAACTACTTATCTTTCTTCTTTATAGCTCCATCTGTAATTTACAGTATATTTTCGCTGCCAGAAAATAGCATATCAAATAAAGTAAAGAGATTGTCATTTTATACTTTAGTGTTTGCACTTTTCTTTTTGCTCTCACACTCAATTCTTATTCTTGGTGGAATTTCCAATGTATATTCATATTATGAGTTGCAGCACTGGTTTTTATCATCATACGGCGGTGGTACTGGTGGTGTAATTAAGGCCTTAAGGTTCTTTTCAAAAGATCTGTTAATTGTAATTCTTATTTTTTGTTTGTCTTACTTTGATAACACAGATAATTATTATGATAAAAGAAAAATCATAGCATTATCAATAGCTATGATTGCATCAACAATATCATCATTTATATCTGGAAATAGTTATAGCCATTATTTTGGAGTTAGCTCTCTAGCAGCAGGTTGTTTGCTGTGCTTTGTGATTAGCAAAAACAACATGAAGTCATATGCTGTAATGTCGGCAGTTGTTGTTTACTTCCTTCTTAACATGCCATATAACATTGAATATATATCAGCAATATCTAAGCAATTTAAGAAGCCGGATGTTGTTTTATTTTTAAATAAACACAAATCAGATCTAGATGGTAAAAATCTACTATCTATCAAGTCTGGACCTGTCCCTTATTTGTTCACTGAAGCAATTCCAACTCAAAAATTTATATGGGGTTCCCATACTGAGATAATGAAAGCCGATGAGGTATTTTTTTATACTGACGCAATAAAAAAACACCCAGAGTATATAATAACAAACTCAAAAATATGCAACTCCATTTGGGCTAATAGTGAACTATGTCATACATTAAATGGATCATATGATTTAGTTGATAGTATCGATGGTAGATTTAGTTATAACCTTTACAAAATAAAATAATAATTACCTGCGCAAATAAAATTGCGCAGGTAAGTTTTATCCAGTTATTTTATATGTAACTTCAAAAATCATTGAGTAGGAACTAGACGTATCACTAACTCCGATTGTGCTACCATTACTGCTTTCGAATGTAATTGATTGAGTTGATGCATCAACTATAGCACTGATTGCTCCATTAACACCTCTAGACCTAATAACTCTCCCCCCACCGCTAAATGAGCTGTTAATATTATTTAACATTATGTCAGAGATCGCAGTTGGGAAATTAGTTAAACTCAAAGAACCACTACCACTGTTGGTTGCACCAAAACTGCACCATAAAGTGCAATAACCTCCTGATACAGAAGCATAAGATTTAATGCTTGATGGAGTAATTGTAGATGTTCCGTGTTTCACTATTAACGAAACAGGAGATTTTGTATTGATAATATTATAAGAAGAAAGGTTACCATCACACTTAAAAGGACTTGTTTGATAACTTGGATCTACAATTGCAACAACAACAGAAGGAGAAACACCAAAGAAATTGTTACCACTAACATTTAATCTCTCAACATTAGCTCCATTTATAATATTTGCATATGTTCCAAGATACCAAGCATTATGAAAGAAATTATTACATATAATTACGTCTGTTGATGGCGATGCAATATCAACTAGATTATTTCTATTATATAAGAATTGGTTTCCGTTAATTAATATAGAGTTAACAATCGTTACTGATTTTAATAGCGTACCAAAAGTATTGCTAACATCAGGGTTAATGTCTCTATTATACCAGTTTGCAAACTGATTGGATGATATTGTTCCTCTTAGAGCTCTTTTAACGTAAACAACCTCATTAGCAAAGCTCTTATGAGATCTGCACCCAGAAATTAAAAAATCCTGAATTGTAGCGGTTATTCCATAAATTATTTTATCTGATTGGTAAAAATCACAACCTATAACCCCAATGCCATTAATGTAATTTATGCTAGCTCCACTACCCGTCACAGATATTGCTGCTGATAAACTATCGAACCTAACACCTTGAATAGTATAATTTCTCATCCCTGTATTTGTATTGTTTCCGTTAGTCGGAGAGCTACCAAACGTAATCCCATCTGTGCATATTTCAAGCAGAACACTCCCCATAGTAGCTTCACCGCCATCCATAACAAATCCGCGTCCGTATATCTTAAATGCGGTTCCACAGCTGCTAGTCATCACATCCTGACCAATCCTTACATCACAATCAGCTCTGCCATCAGGCAGCTTAGACTGCCACATCACTTTGACTTGATCAGATGCTAGATATGCTTGCCTGTCATTACCAAACAGGCTCATATGATCAATTGTGACAAACTCAATACGACAATCTATACCAATGGTATTTGGGTCATCTGGTTTGATATACAGGCTTGTAGAGTCTCTACTGACACCAACAATGTTGAGCCCGAACCCGAAAGACTCAGGGATAACTAAATTCTTGATTCGGTAATTACCCTGCGGGAAAAATAACGTTCGCTTTCCACTATTACGCTTGTCAGTTAGCGCAGCTAGTGCATTAATAGCATTCTGAATAGCAACTGTATCGTCAGTCCCTAACAGAGTAGTAGCATTCCAATCCCCTACCGCCCCGTAATCCTTAACGTTTACAGTAACAAGGTAATTGTTTAGCTTATCAAGCTCAGCTCCTACAGTTGTGCTCCCATGTCCGATCATTCCCGCACCAGAAGATGATGCAAGCATTGTGCGTAACGCAGCATCTCCAATACTCACCCACGCTCCAGCACCGATTCCGCCGGTTGAGTCTGGCGTTGATCCGGCTGGCACAACTTTGGGAAAGGCACCGTCCCAACGGTAATATTCGCCGTCACCGTCAGGTGATTTCCATCTTAGAGCCTGATTGGGTAGTGTTAATGTCTGTCCATCCTGAAATGAATCAATTAACACCCATCCAAAAGCTGCAATTGCCTGTTGCGCAAGCTGGCGTAGTCCTTCGATTGTGTAATGCTCACCGCCGAAGCGGTCGATATATTTCTGTGCAACTGATGTTACGAACTCGTCAATCTTGCCTGCGTTAAACTTCAGGTCACGCGGTGATTCACTTGGTACTGGCAGATTTGTTGGTTGGGTAGCCATAATTTTTCCATAAAAAAACCCAGCGCTAAGGCTGGGCTATTGAGGTTAGTGTTGGTTAGACGTTGTAGTCTGGTTTAGCGTCGAAATACTCGTCACACGTCAGTGAGAACGTGCCATCTGAGTTAGGTTTCTTGTCTGATACTCGCCAGCGCATGGCCTCCATTTCTGCGGTTGTCGCGATGACATAGCGAGATGGTGATTGAACGTTGTAGCCGTCGAAGATATTGAGCGTGATATTCGGTACCGCGGCTGTGAATCCAAACTTTGTGTCTGTGCGCGGGTAAGCTCTGATTTTGTCCGTAGAGTTGCCGATCGAATCGGTTACCCTGACATACATGTCGCCAGCAAAGTTAATCTGCTCGCTCGTATCAAAATCATTTCCGTTCCGCGCAACGATATAGCCAGCTTGCTGGTTTGTGTCGTAAGTATCAGCGACAACTATCATCTCGCCGGGCGAAACATATTCACCGTCAGCCAGCGTCTTCATGTTCATCTTCATGCGTGAGCTGACCAACCGGTTAACCTCCAGAAGCGCCCTGTCTCTGGCTTGGTACTCATTGCGGCAACCACTCAGCGATATCTTCATCGGTGATGATGCCGCTTGCTCAACAATCCCCGTGTCAGTAATGCGGTACCGGATGTATGTTTTCTTGTTTGTTTTTGGACTGACATACTCGATTTCTACACCGTCGTATCCTCCTGGCATTGTCATGTCATAACTGATTTTGTACTCATCAGCGACGATGTTTGCTCGGTTGAATACAGCAGACGGGAACTCTTTGCGCTCATCCCGCGCGAACGTCAGAACGCCGTCGTCCCAATACGCGATCACTCTGGCAGCGTTGCAGATAGTCTCTACACGATTGCCGAGTGAGATGTCTTCATCGTCAAACGTATAGTCGAAGTATCCCAACAACGGATCCGGCAATGACTGATAGATGCTGTAGAGTTCGTACAGGTCTATCGTGTCTTCTGGCTGCTTTCCTATGACCAGCCACTCATGCGCGACTGCATCAGCAAAGCTGCGCGACGGCCTGAGCGTATAGTCAACAGTGCGAGTATTGATGTCATAGCTGATTGTGTGACGCGTAACGAGTGCGTTGTATTTGCGATCACGTGAGCCGGTGGCCTGTTCAGTTGCGCGTACTGTGACTTTTACCAGAGTGTCATTTGGATAGGTCACATTCTTGCGTCTCGTGACTGAGTGCGCTTCGGCGATCTGCAGAAGGTTGCTGTCAGAACTGTTGTTAGTTTTTCGCAGCTGGAACGCATATCGCGCTTTACCGTACGGCGGCGTGAACTTGAATGTGCCATAAATATAATCAGCGCGACTGTCACTAGCGTTGAAAACATAGCTTGAGTAGCTATATGTCGGAGATATTCTGTCGTTATTGTCATTCACAGCCCAATATTCCAACAAGAAGTCAGCGCCCTCTCGCTTACCAAGCTGTGCTTGCAGGTGAACCCAAAGCTCATCGCCTTCAATTGCCGCGAAGTATGGCCCAGAAATATTCCCTTTGTTTTCAGTCATCGTGAATATCGTGTTGTTGATAGTCGAACCAGATGGTATCTCGACTGGGCTGTTGATCGCTGATAGTTGGAAGGTGAAGTATTTAACTGGGTCAATAACAGAGCCATCATCTGACTCAGTCGCAGCATCCAACGACGCAGAGAACGTGACATTCTCAGTCACATCACCAGATGCTAAATGGCGCGTCACATTGACGGTAACTTGCACCGGTAGAGGCTTAGGGATGTCATAGAAATAGTCGAAATCAGATGATTGAACGATTTTAACCGCGGCGGATGTGCCAGTAATCGTGCCTGACACTACATCATTCGTTGTTGCCGTAGCGACTTGCTCGCTATTGTCCTCGTTAGGCCCCAATACTTCTTGGCCATCTACATCATCAAATTCGAATCCCTGAATGATTTCTGGAATGACGGTACCGGGAGGATAAAACTGGTAACTTGCTCCGGCGATAGCTCCAAGGCTGGACTCTGAATATCGTACGCTCTCAACCGTGTAGTGTCCGATCCCGAAGTTCATCCATTCCGTGACGTATTTGATGTTGCCAGTAAACTCGAACATAGACTGCTGGATCAAGTCTGGGAATGAGCGAACCTGCCCATAAATATCAGGTCTAGCTTGATATGTGCGGGCGATATTTGTTTGACCGGTCAGCTTATTATTTGGGCTTTCTTTTGCGTTATTATCCGCAGACGTCGAGAATGAAGGCTTAGGCGCCAAGAAAGAGAATACTTTTGTGACGAGTTTGAAGACCGGGCTCAGGATATCGCTGACGATGCTTCGCGGCTGGTTGAATATCTGGATGCGGTGTAGCTCTGTAAGTTCAAACGAAAGCTCGGCATCCTCGCCTGCCAACACGCCATTGATAACGATCGCAATATCCCTATCAAACGCTTGCTGCTCCAACCACGTGTAAAAGTTAGAGCCGTTGGCCAGCTCAATTCTCTCCTTCGGCACCCCGGGCAAGTGCTGGATTTCTAGAAGTGCCATACGAATAAAACTCCACTTTAGTGAAAACTTTTTCCATTACACGCAGTTTGTCGAGCCTCACAGAGCCATTGAGGCCGCGGCTATGCAACGCCATTCCATTAAGCACTAAGCCCACATGCTCCGCTCTGCGACCCATGTAGCCAACGAAAATGCCATCCTCGACAGGTACTTTCTCCCGATGCCAAAACACCACTTCTTCGCGATAACAGGTAAGAAAATCTCGATTACTTTCATACCCAGCCTTGTGATGTACTTCTTTGCCAAGCACATGCCGGTAATAAAGCGCGACGAGGCCCCAGCAGTCACAGGCTTCCATCGAGCAGGCGCGGTTAGCCCACGGAACGCCGATCATCCGTTTAATAAAGTCAGATTTAGTCATTGTTTATCCGATTTCGAGACCGGGCCAATCGGCAGGGTCATACAGCAAAGCCACATTAGTGTTAAGCGGGTTAGTCATTGATAGAGAAACGTTGACGTTATCAGCATCAAGTGAGCAATCTTTGACGTACAGCTGCCACTCTTTGATCGCAGTTGCCATGTCTTTAGAGTCAAACAGCCGGTAGGTAACTGTGATAGGTTCAATGCGACTATACGAACGCCAAACCTTCAGTTGCTGCTTAAAGTCCTGAGCAAGCCTGCTGAACTTAATCGTCGAATCGATTATCGGCGTGCTGCTTTGCTGGCTTTCAGATAGCTCAAACCGGCATGGCTTATACTCCACTCCGCCCAGCGTTTTCGGGAAAACTTGGTTGTTGACTAGATAGAAGCTGCCAAACGAAACATGATGAAACTCAATAGTCTCGTAGATTATCCGGTTTGGTCGCTGAGCCCGATACTCTCTTAGCGTTGGCATTATGGCACCCTCGGTAGAGATTCCTGATCACGGCCATCAGGATATCCAGTGACGATAATATCCAGCCAGCTAGCCCAAGGCGGCGGCAACTCGACAATGATGTCGTCAAACTCATCATCAGCGTTATTCAGCTTCCGACAGATGACATCTCCAGACCATGTGAAGATATTTCCTGTCTGGTTCCACGTTGGCCATGCGGTGAAGTGCAACTCCTGCAATTCAATACCAGTGTCCCCTGTGCCGTTGTTCAGGCGCATGGAGAACCACTGGTTACAGTTATCGAGATAGTTTGGACTTCGCAGCCACTGCATGAATGCGCGGTGTTGTGTGAACGTGAATATCCACTTGAGAGAGAATGACGTCTTCAGGTCGTCGGTTAACTTCTGGAAGATTGGCGCACCGACAAGTGGCTGATCTGTTCTGAATCCTGTATCCGTCGCCGGACTTTTGTCAGACTTCTGCGCCAGCGGCAGCCAATCTGGGTATGGAATAGCCATCTTAGCCCCCTGTAGCGCGTGAAGTTGCCGTGGTGTTTCGAGTTATTGCCTGCTGCATAGGTCCCTTCTGGTCCATATCCAAGATGAACGCTTGAATGGTCAGACTATTACCGTCCTGTGATGTCTGAGCATCGTATGAGTGGCTTCCTGAGGTGTAATCGTTGAATACAACTGATACCTGAATGTTGCCGCCGCCGCTGGTCTGCAAGTCGGCATTGCTAATCACTTTCCCTCCGTCGCCGGGGATCATGTAATTCTTACCGCCAGACTGCAGAAGCTCTGGAGCTCCGCCCTCACCGACGCGATACATAGAACCAGCAGATACGGGGCCACCATTTTTACGCATACCGGCCAATGCTAGCCCGCTGGATATCCCGACTGTGCTTGTTATCGCAGCAGCAGCTGGGACGGAGTTTGCGCCTAAAGTTGCAAGCGATGTCATTGCAGCCGCAGGAGCCCAAGCAGAAGCGACAACAGCAGCTTGCCCCACTGACGCAGCAGTGGCCGCTGTACCCATCGTCTGACCAATAATGAAGTTTTTGAGCGCTTCAACACCGACCTGAACCAATGAGTTGATCACGCTATTCAGTATCGTGCTACCAAGCGAGCGCATAGCATCTGAAACTGACATCGTTCCTGTGAGAAGCCCGGTGATTGCGTTTGATGCGTTACCAGCGAAAGCATCTACAGCACTGGTTAGCATGTCATATCCCAATCCTTGCTGACTCAGCAACTGCCACTGTGCCGCCGTTCTTTGAGCTTCATACTCAGTGTTAGCAGCATTCATCAACGCCAGCCCCTGTTCCTCGGTGATTACACGCTGAGCGGTGTACTCTTTAATAAGAGCAAGCTTTTGCGCATTCTCATTTGCAAGCTGCTGCACCGGATCAACCTGTCCGGCGAGTTGCTGCTGAGGTGTGACTACCGCTTGAGAGCTCGCATCGGCAATCGCCTTTGAGTAATCCGCAGCAATTTGAGCACGGCGTTGTTGAGATTGCTCAAACGTGACGTCACCAGCTTTAAGCTGACGATCAAGTTGTGCATTATCCAAGTCACGCTGCTGCTTGGCTTTTGCTGCCGAGTCAGCATCTATAGCGGCTTTCTTATCTGCTGCCTGCTGCTGTATATCGAATATTTGCCCTGCTTGCTGTTTAGCCTGTTGGATTTGAGCCTGAGTAGCTCCAGTACCAAGCTCCTGCACTGCTGCTAGCTGGGCGGCTTCCCTGTTTAATCCCTTCGACTTCAATGCTGCAACAGCCATCTCATTAGATAAATCTTGCAACTTTTTGGTTCGCGACTCTTCCGCTCGCTCTGCCGCTGTTTGCTCTTTTGCTGAAGCCTTAGTCTCCTTAGCTACCTCTTTTTGAGACTCTGCCAAGTCAAAGTTAGCCCCAGCATTTTCCCGAGCGATGCGAATTGTTTCATCATCGGCTCCTAACTTTCTCAGTTGCTGTTCAACCTTGAGTTGTTCGCGTTTCCTAAGATTAGTTTCTGACAGTAGTTCATTTTGACTATAGAGGTCGTCGAGAACTTGCTGCTGCTTCGGATCACGTTGAACAGTTAGAGACGTCGCGTTGAACTTTTCTTTTTGCCCAGCAGCAAATCCTATAGCCTTACCTAACTGGTTCATCATGCCAGCCGCAACGCCAGCCTCTTCACCATTTCTCTTTAGAAGGTCTATACCTTGCGCCATATTGCCGTTTAGGTTTGCTTGTGCAATCCCAACAGCATTCTGGGTCTGGCTAAGATTACGCTGTGCTTTCTCAAGTGCTGCTGCCGCAGTGCTTTGAGCGTCGATGGCACCTGTTAGGGCTTCGTTTGCCTGACGGCCGCGTTTAGTTCCTAGTCCCCAGTTATCAACCTCTTTAGTTAAGTTAGCTACCCGTGCAGACGTCTTGTCATATTCAGCTTGAGCATCTGCGAGTACGCTATTTAATTCAGGGATCGCGCTGCGTAGTTTGGCAATCGTGGCAGACAACTCGGTTGCCGACATATCTTTCATCTCGCCGATCAGCTTATTAACGCCGTCAGCTAGCTCAATAGCCGCCTTCTTGGCCTCTTGAGCTTTCTGATAGAAATAAAAGATTGCTGATGCAGCAAGAGTTGCCGCCCCAACAGGGCCACCAACCAAAGCTAGTGCACTACGAGCTACACCAGTCGCCGCACCAAACGCAGAAAGTGATGTTGAGGCGGTAAACGCAGTGGCCGCCACCTTCAACTGGCTTGCAGCCGCCATAGTCAGAGCCGCGACATAGCGAGAGCCAATTACAGCTGCAACAGCGATCACGACAGTGGATACCGCGTCAAGATTTTCACTCAGGGTAACAACCGTATCATTGAAGATTGCAACAGGAGCACGGACGGTTGTTGAACTACCTATAAACTGGGTTAAGTTGTTTCCAGCAATTGTCAGAGACTGACCGATAGTGGAAATAGTATTAGAGAATTCGCGCCCGATCGCGTCACCCTGTGAAAGAAGACCATTAACCACAACATCAGTCGTCAACTGCCCTTGGGCTGCCATTGCGCGAAGCTGCCCAATATCCACGCCCAGTGAATCAGCTAACGCGTTTGCCAGTCGGCTCCCCTGTTCTGTTACAGAGTTAAACTCTTCACCACGCAATGCACCAGCCGCTAAACCTTGAGATAACTGAATTACGGCATTGCTTGCCTCTTCAGCTGTGGCGCCGGAAACAACAAAGCCTTGGTTTATGATTGTGGTTAGACGGGTTAAATCCTCTGCACTTGTGCCATAACTACGCGTTGCCCTTTCAAGCCTTGCATAGAGTGATGCGGTAGCATCTAAACTGGCGCGGGTATTTTGAGAGATATCAAATACTCGCTGTGTTACAGAAGTTAATTGCTCACCTACACGAACGGAGTTTGCCAGCTTGTTGTTAACCGTTGTCCACGCATCGGCATAGGCAGCAATCTCACGAACCGAAAGCGCTGCTGTCAGCGCAGTAGCAACTTTGGTTAACGATGCAAATGACTTACTTGTGCTATCTGCCGCCTTACCGGTTTTCTCAAACTGGCCATCCATCTTATCCAGACGGTCATTTACTTTCTGCTGCGCGGCAATGAGCCCAGCAACATCCATCTGGACGGTGTAAATAATATTCCCGACTTCCTGCTCGCTTGCCATTACGATCTCCAGACATAAAAAAACCTGCCGGAGCAGGTTGTGACATTAAGCGGCCTTAGCCGGTAACTTCTTAGACTTGACCAGCCTTCTGCGACCAGAGAGCAATTCAGCCGTTCGTTTATCATCCGCGTCGATCACCGCGTCATACTCTTCCTTCGTGAATCCTTTCTCTTCTGGGTATTTAGCTTTAAGCATGAGCTGGAACTCTGTCATGGTTAGCTGTTCAGCTTCGCTTCTAGGCATGTTGAAATGAGCCCGCGCCGCGTTTATATAATCGACCACTCGAAACTCTGAGGAATACTCATCTTTGCTTTCATGCTTTTGTAGCTTTCTAAGCTTGGCCTTACCGATAACACCATGCTCGATTAGCTCACGCGCAATGATGATTATCTCCCCGATCCCCATCTTCCCTTTGCGGTAGACGACACCTTTTCTACCTGGTCTCCACTCGCCAATTAGCGAGGTTAAATCATCGTCACAGCACGCCTGCATTATGCTCATTGCTGTGGCCAAGATGGGACGACCATATACGGGAGTCTTTATTGTTTTTAACAGCCATTCAGGGACCTTTCCCCATGCATCAGAGGCTTGTGAAATTAGCCGAAAAACCTCAAATCCATTCATGGTTGCGTGCGCAGCGACTATTTCAGATGGGGATCCGATTCTTGCCATAGCAACGAGAGAAGGTCTAAAGAAATAGTCTCTCTCACGGTCTGAAATAAGCATTTCTCCAATATCGGTGATCGGTGTCATGTGAATTCCTTGTGAGCAGTATCGAGGGCATCATCGATACCCTCTGTAGTGCTTACTAAGCAGTTACTGTTGCCGCGTAAACCGCAGACTTTGCGCCGTCGGTTGTGGTGACAGTAATGTTTGCCGTACCAGCAGCCACGCCTGTTACCGTTACCGTGGTGCCAGATAGAGTTGCTGTCGCTTTGGTTGGTGCAGACGAAGTTACCGTGTAGGTTTTATCGGTAGCGCCAGCAGGAGCTACATCAACCGTAAAGGTGGTCGTTGCGCCAACGGCAACGCTTCCACTAGTGGGAGTGACAGTTACACCCGTAACAGGAACTTCCTCTTCCAGATATTCAACAGTGTCAGCGTCAGCCACCTTGAACTCACCAGAGTACGTTGCGATGTCAGAGGCACCGAACTCACCAGACCATGAAGTCGCAGCCATATAGCCTTGGAGAACTACAGCATCTTCACCGGTGAAATCAAACTGAACCCAGTAAGTCGGTTGGCGGCCAGATTTGGTTTCTGCCAATAGCTCTTTGGATAGTTTGATTGGGCCAAAGTCAGTTGGCTTATCGCGCTTGCGCCACTCACCATCAAAGCTGATCGTCAGGTCCATGTTAGTGACAAGGTTCTCAACAAGACCCTTGGTATCGTCAGCCTCAGAAGTAACAGTGTTCATTGAATAGTCGATTGACTTGGTGGTCAGGGCGCCCATGCGCACGAACTCTGATTGTTCTGGGACTGTATCTGGGCAGCCTTCGGCAAGACGCAGAATAGCGACGCGGCCAATTAACTTCCCGTAATCATTCTGGCAATCTGCCATGGTGACTTACCTCTTTTGTTGGAAATAAAAAAGGCCGCCATCAGGCAGCCTGTTAGTTGTGAATGTTGTTATGCAGTGCAGCGGAATAGAAGCCTGATGACCGTTCTTCCCTCTTCCGTAGGTATTGGCGTTGGCATTCCTCCGAGATTGAAGACTGAATTTAGGCAGGAGTCATCAGGGCTGTCTGTCACATAATCTAGAATGTCCTGTGCATGCTGAACTACAGCCTGAGCGTCATTCTTAGCACTAACGAGAACAACTTGAACATTATCGTCAGCACTTAGGTCTTTAACACGTGGAGTGCCGCCATTTGGCTGAAATACGATGTATTTCATGTTCCCTGTGTCTTCTTTCTGCTCCACCCATTCAACCATCTGAACTTTGTACCCGCCAGTTAGCCCCGCATCCTCCAACCATTCGCGAAACTTAATGAATACAGGCGTACTCATAGGCTCATCTCCTCAGCAACTGCCCTATCGATTTGCCCCTTGGAGTCATCAGCGCCAAGTTTAAGGAATTCTTTCTTAGCGGTAGAGCGTCTAAAGTTTTGTTTCACATTCGGGTCGTGAACATACACTGCGTAGTTAGCAGAATAACCAACTCGACCAGTGATAATTTTGTTGCCTACTTTAACTTCCCTGAACTGTGAGTTTATGAGGGTAGATGTGTCGATCGGAGTGTAGATGGATGCCTGAGTCCCTATGATAAACAGGGCCCGATATGTAGCCATTACCGCCTTTTTCCCGACTACGTCATCAATCAAATGGTCAAAGTTAGCCTTAGCCTGTTTAAGCCCCTTCACCTTAACGCCCATATCAGACTCCGGTTATCAATGCATAATCATCAGCAACGCGATCAAATGTGTCCGCATAGCGAATGATGTGCTTAATCTCATCGGCACCAGCATCTATAGGGTTAGCCTCAGTCGACACTCCGATCAGCAGGTAGTCCCCCTCTTTAGCTTCAGCGTACTCAGTCCAGACGGTGTCCTTCACAACGAACTCGCGGCCAACATCGGCGTTACCGCGCTTAGAGTCTCCCCCGTAGTCGCATGCAATAGTGAAAGGTGCGTCGAATGATGGCTTATTCCATTCATCAGTACCGAGGCTTCGCCAGATTGTGGCTTGTGCTGTATAGCTCCAATTTGCAACGCTGCTCATCACAAACTCCAATTGATAACGCCATTGACACATTAACCGCACCACTCATGCGGGAGCCTTCATCATGGTGTTTAGTGTGTCTTGCTGGCATTAAGTAGCCGTTTAGTGACTCCCCCATAACGTATTGAGAGTCATATTTTAAGAGGCCGCCAGTTCTTGTCATTCTCGCCACCCCACAATAGTCGGATTCTCAGCCGCAACCTTTGGGCAGTTGATAACCCACTCACCATTGCTCTTAACGTAGGCCGTCACCTTTCTACCGCTGTCGGTAGTGGCCCACACAACAACGAATGGCTTAGGTAGACGCTGGTCTGCTGGTATCGATGGCATTAGCAACCTCCAACCACATCAAAAAAGCCAACAGTGCTACCAGCGGTGATCGGTAGCGTGTTGGTACAGCCATTCGTATCAAGTGATGACAGAGAGCTTCTAAGCCATGATATTGCATCATCGCCATACTCAAATGAGCGACTAGCGCCAGAAGGTGCAGACTGAGATTTAATCTTTCTGGCGCCAGATGAGGCGGACATAAGAGCGGCAGCATACATCAGGATTAGCTGCTGTGTGCAATCGTCATACCCTGCCTCATTCATGCAGTCGATGATTGAGTTAACTCGACAAAGGATCGGAGTTAATAGCGAGTCTGGGATGGAATAGCCCAACTCAGCGAGGAAGGCTTTAACATCATCAGCTGTAATTGGGGTTGCCATAGTTACTTAGCCTTTTTCTGGTTTGCTGGCTGCTCGGGCTGCTCGGGCTGAGCATCAGCATCCTTTTCGGGGGTTGCAACCTCAAATGTCTGCTTCTCAAGAACTTCCACCAATCCGGACTTCTCCCATTTTTCTGCTGTTGAATTATCAACATTCACCTGTGAACCAACCGCCAATTTCTGGAGGTTGGCACCAGAGAAAAGGTTATTGCTAACCACTTTAACTAGCGCCATTAGAAAGCTCCTTAGCTGTGTGCGTAGATAACGCCATGTTTCAGGTTGATGTCCTGCTTAACCATCAAGCCCATCGCGCCCCAAGTACGCCAGATATAATCTGAGTTGTAGAACGGACGAGGATCAGCAACGGTGCCGATTGCCTGACCGACAACTGGAGCAATAACACCTGCGCCCAATGGAACAATCAAGATCTGGTTTCCAGTAAGCTGAGCATCTTCTTTGATTGCCGCAATACCTGACAGCTTGAGCAATTCCTGAAGAATGGTGCCTGATTGGTAGTTATCGCTGAAGAAGCGCTCCAAGTTTGACATGATGTCGCTGGATACATACAAAGTTTGCTGTGCATACATGCTGTTTGTGATTTTCAGCGTGTCGCGCAGCTTAATCGCAGCATTACGGATCTGCTCAGAAGTCGCAGTAGGAGAGGTAAAGTCAATGTTCAGGCCAGATGCGCCCAAATCAACCAGACCAACGCGATCATCATTTTTCAGGCCTTTCCATGTTTTGCCATCAAAGGTCACATAGTTACCTTCGGAGTCACGGAAGCCGTTGAACATGTAATCCACGTACTGGCGGCGAACATCATCAACAGAACCTGCCTGAGCATCTGACAGAGAGGCCAGAGCAGAGCCTTTATTGAAGATTGGGTCACGCCAATGGAACTTAAAGCCAGAGTCATGGACTGGAACCATCGTTCCATCAAAGCTGTAGGCGCGAGCATCCAATGCGGCACCAATCTGACCAGACATAGAGGTATGAGCCCAACCACGGCCGCCGGTGCGAGCGTATTCGTACACGGACTCTTCCAAGCGAACAGAACGCGACAGTGGGATCAGGTCATTCAGCAAAGTGAATTCAGTATTCGGCTCAAACTGTGCCAGAACGGTTTGGTCATAAGCACGGTATAGACGCTTAATGTCATCTACAGCATTGGCTGCATCTAAACGACCGGCGTCTTCACGGATACCACGCGAACGGCCAATAAAGTCTGCTGCTGCCTGTGCACCCTGCGCTCGGGCTGTCTTCAGTTCATTAAATTGAAGCTGGTTAACTTCGTAGTTGCCGGTCTCTTCACCCAGCTTTTTAGAGAATACAAACATTCAGGCTCTCCTTACTTAATCACTACACGCAGCAGATCGCCTGCAGCAGTTGTGTATGCTTTGTCTTCTTCGACGAATGCGCGGATAGATTCACCGCTTGCGTGTGCTTTCACCTGCCCATTGGCAATTGAGAGCGGCTGGCCTTTTTTATACGTTCCTGCAGCGGCTGGTACGTTCAGGAACATACCAGGCATTGGGTGGATACCAATGATACGTTCACCTGCTGGGATTGCGTCGTCGACTGTCTGGCAGCGCAGATAATCGTAATCAGCGACATAAAGGATCGCCTCTTCGTTACCATCTACTGACGCGGTGAACTTACCATTAACGAATGTTACGATAGTGCCAGGCTTCGTTGCCGCTGCCGCTGCACCTTCTCGATTGAGAACCGGATTAGGGAATACGCCACCGGCGTGGATTACGTGCTTTCCGTCTTTAGCCATTTTTATTTACTCCGGCATGTCAGAAATTGAGGTGTCAGCGCTATTGAAGTTGAACGCCGGATTGATTGGGGATGATGTCTGGCACTTGGCATACAGGCCATCAAGAGCAGCTCCGTCTAATGCGTTAACGGCAACGTCATCAAGGGAAAACTTAGCCTTTACCGCTGCGCGTTTATCTGACTTTTCTTTGTCAGCGTTTGCCGATAGTTGGGTTTCAAGATTTGCCAGCTTTTCGTTTAGTGGCCCCACAGCCTTAGTCACTGCCGCCGTAATAGCATCTTCATTAATGCCGGTTGTCGCTGGCTTCATTTGCTCGTTATAGGCATCCCAGACCTGATCGTCGGTCAGCCCGTCGGTTTTAACGCCAGCGGCATTGAGCGCGGCGATCATCTTTTCTTTCATCGGGTTTAGTTCCTTATTTGTGGTTTTTACTTCTTCGTACTCGGTTGGTTTGCGCACGACTTCTACGGGGTCACCGACGAGAGTCACCTGCTCGTCTGAGATGAGATATTTTTGCTGATAGGATTTGTTGCCTTCGTGGAATACGAACTTGTCAGTCCAAATTGACTGTATCCAGCGGCGTGTTTCAGGCGTCAAGTTTTGGTTAATCAGTTCATACAGGCGGCTACTGATGTCATCGAAAGAGAGGTCTGAGTTGGCGAACAGGTGAAACTTGATGTTATCTATCAGACCTGATCCGCGATAATCAGCCGCTTCTGATAGATTCACTTGCTCAATATCAACGTCTTGCTTTTCGTTGCTGGCGTTAACAAAGATCCCCACGCCATCATCCGGCGTCGCAGCGCCCTGCTCATCAAGCAAGATGGCCACGTGGTCGAATAGCATGTTGCGGGCTACCCACGTGTACTTCTTGCCTTTTGACTTGCCGCTATTCTTTTCACGCTGCAGCAATAGCCCTGTAGATACGTGAATAGGCTTGGCGTCGGCATTATTTGCCAACTCATCAAGGCGTTCTAAAACCCGCTTGCCGTTATCGGTAGCCGATGCGAATCGCTTGTTGATGAACATATCCATGACGACACGATCGCCGTCTTTGCGGACATTCTCAGCCCATGCACCTACGTGGAATTTGTTTACCGCTCGCGGGTTATTAGCACTGACGTACTCGCCGCCAATTTTGGGATGGCCCAAAGGCATTTGATTGCCTTCTAGCGTCTTAAAGCTTTTGTTAATTTCCTCAGCCGGATACAACCCGCCATTCATCACAACGTCGTCAACGACAGGCACAACGCCGCGAATGACGATATGCTCGTCACCGTCGATGGTTTCAGTTGAGATATTTGCGGAGTTGATAGCGAGGGATTTAACGTGGATGCTCGATAGCTTCACGCTGAGTCCTCTGTTTGATTATTTCTGCGCGGTCATTAACCCAATGAGATAGTCAGCTTGGCTGTCGGCGTCATATTCTTCAGTTTCGAACTCATCAGGGTTTGAATTGTATTTATCAATCCACTCATGCATCGCTGCTCTGATTTGAGATGCGCTAAATAGCTGTCCGTGATTTATATCGCTTGGGTTTTCTGATGGGGCATTGCTATGCATGATCACTCCTAACTATGGAATTTGAACCAATAAAAAAGGCCACCGAAGTGACCTGTTTATGATGTTATGCTGCTTGCGGTAATTCTTCCGTTTGCCACTGTTTACGCTCTGCTGCCAACTTATCTACCAATCCCTCATTGAATACACTGCCGTCGTCGTTGACTAGCACCGGTATCTGAGAGCAATAACAGTTATAGCGGTTGCCGCCTTCGGCATAGAACGCTCTTACCTCTTCGGTTGTGTAGGTTCGTCCATGACGTGAGGCATGCCAGCTGCGCGTGGTGGCCTTTAGCGCAGATAACCAAAGCAGTTTCGTTTTCAGTCCTAACCTATCCGCGGTGAAATCCGTTTCCATCCACTGAGCTTCACGCAGCGCGCCAACTTGCTCAGTCTGTGCAATGGTCTTGGCCTTACCCATCGACACATCCAGCCGCTTACTGATTATCCTTGCCGTCTCGCGTGGGTTAACGCCTCGCCCGATCGCATCTGAAATCACGTTTGCTAAGTCAGCACGCGCAGCATCACTAATACCTTTCCAATCGCTATACGTTGATACATACGCCGCGGCTACCTGATTCTGATAAGCAGGAGACGACAGGAGAGCCTGCATAGTGGTTTGCTGTGCGTATACTTGAGATTGTGCAGATAAGTTTGTGTATGCGCTCTGAGTGCCTCGCTCGAACTCAGCAGCAACATAATCCAGAGCCCAAAGGTTGTTGCTCCCACCTTCTAGCATGTAGTCATCAAGAATTAGCTGCATCCGCTCCAGTAGGTCAGCCAGTTGCTGGGCCGTCATGTCGTAGATGTAGGTTCCTGCGTTTACTTGATAGAGCGTGTCCAGCTGTCCTTCATTGGTGCAGAGGATAAATCCCTGTTCACCGTTGGTTTCCCGCTCCCTACCAGTGAGTCGCTCGTCGAATAGCCGCTTTAACGCGACCTTAATGTCGTAGTAGCGCTGCTCAATGTCGCGGTACATCTTGTTTACTGCTCGGTAGGATTGAGTTGGATCAGACTTGTTGCGAGGTATCACCGGATTTGGCGGTCGTTGTGTTGCCATCTTCCTCACCTGTTAGCGGGTCTATCTGGCTCTTTGCTGACTCATCGGCACCAGTAGGCTCATCGGATACCTTGATTGGGTCGAGCTCACCAACGGCACGAACTTCATTCTCAGTCACTGCTGGAGTGCCGAAAGCGCTTCGTGTTTTGTCTGCCACATCAGCCATTGCCTTCATGTTCTCAATCTTGTCCTTTTCGCTTGGCGCAAGCTTGTCAGACCATACCAGCGTAACTTCTCCACCTTTCGGCGGGTCGATTACTCCAATCGCCCATAGGCGCTCGATGAGATTGGTAACGTACTGCGTCTGGAATCCCCAGCGGCGGCCATTACATCGGTTAGCCCAGTCCTCTTTGTCTTCGCTGGATGCAAGACGCCCTGTCTGCTGTCCAAATAAGATAGTGAACGGACAACGGATGGAGGCGGAAAACTCGTTCGCGGTAACTGTCCATGTCGCCGTTGGGTCGCCCGGAGTCACTGCGAGCACGTTCATCTTGCCAGCTTGCATTACGGCTGCTGAGTCAGTACCACGGTTGAGCTTATTAACCTTATCGCTCATCGCCTCGCCGAGGTCTTTGTATCCAGCGTCTTTTGCTAGCTTTGAGATGTGCTCCATCTCGGTTGCAGCATCAAACTCAATACTTATCTGGCGACTGGCGTTCTTCAGGAATCCCTCTGCACTGCCGCCTGAAGTCTTCTCTAGGTCAAGAAGCTTGTTATATCCAGCTTTAAGCAGTGGAACGCCTGATAGGATGTTGTCGTCTTCTGAACCTTCACAAAGGATGATGACGCGATCTGGATGAATTCGCAGAGACTTAACCGGCCCTTGAATCTCATCACTACCAATTGGCCGCTCATCGAAGTTGTACATCTTCGGCTTGCCGTAGTTCGGTGACCGTTGGTCGCTATCCCACTCTGATACTGTGAGTTGCTTCTCCCATACTGGGATTAGGTTTTTCAGCGCGCCATCTTTCGTCTTTTTGACTTCAGATACGTCCACCGGCTCATTCCAGTCTTTATTGTCACTCACTTGAATGATTAGCGCTGAGTAGTGGCCTACCAAGTTCCGGCGGTCGGCATCTTTAATCTTTGCCCAGTACCGCTTGAGTAGTTTTGTTACCTGCTTCTCCCACGCCGTATCGACCTTGTTCTCGTTGCGAGGCTCCCCCTCAACAATCGTTGGATTATCTGACCAACAATCATCAAGAGTGCGGTGTACTGCTGCATGCGCTACGGCGTTTCGGTCATATGCGCTGTAGTAGTCACGGAAAGTTGGGTTTCTCGGGTAGCCAAACTCTTCCCAGATATTCGTTCGCTTTGTATTTCCGCTCATGCCTCCTGTGGCGTAGAGCATTCGATTCCTCACCGTCTCAGTGATGGAATTCACGAGCATTTCAAACTCGTCTTTGTTTTCGCTCACTGAGCACTCCTTAGAAGAAGAAGGATCCGACTTTCTTATGGTTGTTCTTCGCTACTGCGAAATAACGGAATCCGTCGGAACCGTGTGAGGTGAAGTCATGAAGTGGTTTATCTTTCCAGCAGCCGCGCTTGTCATCCCATTCTTTGCGGTAACCTTCCAGATGAGATATGCCTTCAGAGCACTTATCTTCATCGAAAACACAGCTCGGTAGGATTTCACGGACTGACTCAATGCCGGTATCAACACCAACTTTTGGCACGACTTTGAATGTCATCGTGTACATCTGCCCGTCAATCTCATAGCCCTCTCTGGCCAGCTCGCGGCGAGACTTCGCGTCAGAACCAAACTCACGGTTATCAATGTCATGCGGTCCCCAGTGTTCGCCGTACTCGTAGCCTTTATCCTTCAGCACCTTCATGTAGTGCCTCAGACCCTCACCAGAGTTCTCGTAGTAGTCGATGACATGAAACTCTTCACCAACTTCACGCACGAACCAGATAGCCGTGGAGTCGCCCACGCCGATATCCCAGAAAGTGTGAACCGGTAGGTGTGAGTTGTCGGGTAGCTTGCCAATTCGCTTATTGGTGTAGAGCCAGCGGAATTGTTTGGCGTAATAAGCGCCTTCCACTGATTGTTGGAATGCTTCGGCGGGGATCGTCGGGTATTCCCGCTTCATGTCGTCGCCAAGCGTTTTCTCTTTGGCGTAGTACCAGGCTTTCTGCCGTTCGTTGAGAGTTACACCATGCTTGGCTTCCATCTCATCGAAGTAATCAACCAGACGCTGTGGTAGTGACTCTACCGGGTCGATTGCATACTGCGGAGTCCTCCACCAGGTGAAAAAGAAGAACTTCCAATCGAGCGGGGATAATTTTTTACCCTGTAATTGTGCCTTTTCAGCGGACTGGCAATAGTCGTAGAAGTATCCGGCGCGACCTTCTGCCGTGCTCTCAATTGTCGTGAAGCAATCAGCGGACACAGCCTCAAATGCCCCGGTAACAATCTCACGGGCCTTGTCTGGATACTTAGCGCATATCTTGCCGAACTCGGAAACGTGCAGGTAACGGAGTGTCCCGCCTCGAAATGAGGTGCTAACGTAGAGCGAACCGCCATTATTGAAAACCAACTCGCCCACAGAGTCGTTTCTTGCTGGATTCGCCCTTCTTATCACCGCAGGGAGGTTATCGTAAGCGTACTTAACCTTTTCGCGAAAGAAGCGCTTTGCATCATTCAGCGTGTGAGCTATCAGTGCACATTTTGCGGACTCAAACAGCGCCGCATCAAGCTGAACAATACAAACTAGAGTGGTAAATCCTAACTGACGGGCCTTGAGGATGATGTTGCGCGTGTGCACCCCATCGAAGTACTCAAGCTGCTCAGGCGTCATCCTGAACTTAATTTTCTTGCCACTCTTATCGGTGATGTAATAAAGATTATTTAATCGCCAGAACCTGTTTTTAAGGTTCTTTTTCATCTCTGCAAAACGCTTGTTGATTGCTGACATTGATCACGCCTCTGATGATATCTCCCGCAGAAGCTCAGCCATCTCGTCATCAATGGAGTGTTTGGTTTCTAACTTATCGGAGAAGGCCTGAACGCTGATATGCTTGCCTAACAATTCGAGGTTCTTCACTTTATCAGGCCATTTGATTTTCTTAAGCAGAGAAGGCACATCGCCGGATGACTCAACCACGTCAATCCCTGAAAGCGTGGTTCTCCATACCTTGGGCCAATCTTTAATCGGCTTTAGCTCACCGTTTTCAAGCAGAATGTCAGCTACGTCCATCTTATCAATTTCAGCAAGGCGCTTTAGAACGTAAGCAGCATCAATGCCAACCTGTTCGTTACGCTCCTGCTTAAGCTGTATAATACGTTCGGCAATGTTTGGTTTTGTTAGGTTTTCACAACCAGTTGCTCGGGCAGTTTTCTCACTGTACCCCGCACGAATGGCCGCTTGTGTTGCGTTCAAATCAACGAGGTACTCGCGACAAAACATTTCTTGTTTGTCGTTGAGCGCCATGATTACTCCTGAGTTTCTTCCGCTACCGGCTTGAATGTGATTTCACTCAACTCATCCGGCTGAATGTATGTCCATGAGCCGTCATGTTCTGCAATAGCAAATAGACCGTTAACCAGTCTTGGCTCTTTGGAAGTCATGACGCCTTCGTATGTTGTTCCGTCTTTCTTTGTTGCTTTGACGTTGTACTTATCAGCCATAAGCGAACATTCCTCTGATTTGTGAGTATCCGCCCTTGGGCGCCATGTGAACTTATGCTGCAATATCGTGTGCTCTCAGTGAAAACACACTGTATTGCTCCATGATTCTTCTGCCACGGTTCATGTTACCGCCATGAGAGTCGCTTGGTGGGCGCTCGGCATTGGTCGTTATTGATGTCTCTGTACGCTCGCAGCTAGGAGATGCACCGGTTATGGCTAATACAGAGATGCTGCGACAACCCTACGCAATTTGATTTGGTTAGCCAGACTCGCACAGCCTCTCGGATGTGCTAACTGACTTACGGCTTACCCGTCAGCAAGATCGGATCACCTCGTTCCCGCTGCGGAGGTAATTTCTTATCAGTACATCTACCCAACTCGTATTTCATTACCCGCCAGAGACGACAACTCTGATAGATGCTCTTCCCTTAAACTGAACCATTCACCGTGAGCTCTATATCCTGCATATTTGTTATGCAACTCTATCTCTAACTTTCTATCTGCTGGCACCTTAGCCAAAAGTTTTAACTTAGCGCCACTCATGCTAGCTATTTCGCGCACCCGAGCATTAACTCTTGTACTAAATCCTATTTTCGTTAGCCCACTATCTTCGGCATGCAGTACGTAGACATACGGCTTACCCACAGCTCTTTCTTTGTTTAGATTGATCAGGTCGTGCATAAATCCCTGACGAAGCATTGCGTCAAAGAATCCAGCATGAGCGCATCCTTCCTTTCTCAGCATCTCAGTTAATTTGTCAATTTCCGCCAGCAACTCCATTTCTCCCTTTCCGGATTTCATGAAGTCGGAATACATTCGCCCAATTCTTGATGATGACTCTATAAAATTGTTCATAGCGTTTGCCTTACTTTGAGATGAACCTTTGCCGCATAGGAAATCAGTCCATCGAGGCTCGCCAGCACTAACTGACTTCCTCAAAGGCTCATTTCAAAGGGTGGGTTCGATGTGGTTATTTGCGCTGCGGTGCGCGATGAAATTCGGTTTTGCTAACTACGAAAATTTCGCAGTTTGATTATTTGTCGATTTGGTTGGTTGTTTGCACGCGGTGAAATGCAGATGTGAAAAGCCCCACCGAAGTGAGGCTCTATTGGGTTTGATGCTCTTATTGTGTGCGAGGCCGGTTTTCTCTAATGGCCTTTTTAATCTGTTCACTTTCAACAATGCCTTTCTCGGCAAGGCTTTTCATAATCTCTGCATATTGCCGATAAATATTCTTACTATCGAATACGGCCATGAATCACTCCTATTGGCACTGGGTGCGGATATAACTCTGTAACCCGTTAATCATTGTTTCGGATTGTCTGATTCGTTCGACGAGACTGAGATAATTGCGTTCAAACTCTGCATCATATCGGGGGCTGGTTGCATCAGGCTTGCCGGTGGCGGCGGTGGCTTCGGGCAGCTTTGGACAACTGGCCGAGATGCGCAGCCGCTTAGTACCAGTGTTAAGGCCAACACGAAGAGTTTCAATTTCACTTTTTGCATTAGCTAATTCCTGAGTGACTTTGATATCGAGCTCGGCGGCCTGTACTCGTTGCCGCTGGATGTTTTCGAGGTCTGCTTTCTGCTGATTGGATACCTGAGTGATTTCTTTCAGTTGGGTGTTTAGCGACTGCATCTGGCTTGTCGTGTACCACATGCCAACTAGTAGAGCGATGATGGCGGAAAGTAACGCGGTGGTTAACTTGCTCATCTCTGACTCCAGGTGCAAACCTCATATTCAACGTCGCGTCGATTCATCAGTCCTTTCCACTTCTTGCCACCGGCATATACCCAGCGTTTGAGCTCATCACATGCTCCGGCATAGTCACCGGCGTTGAGCTTTTTAAGCATTGTGGACTTAATGAAGGCGTTAGCACCAACGTTGTAGGAAAATGAGTAGATAGCGGCGAGCTGCGTTTCTGTGGTTTTAACTTTGATGCTCGGATTGACCTGTTTTGCGATCCGTTCTAAGTCAGCCTTAGTCAGCGCATCACACTCTGCATCTGAATATCGCTTGTTGAGGATAATGTCATTACCGGTATGACCATCGCAGACTGTAATTATTCCTACCACATCTTTGTAGGGAACATACTCTCGCCCCTCTAACCCACCCTTACCGCTTAGCATTACCGTTGCGATTGCAATGGCCCCACCACCGATAGCCGAGGCGATTTTATTTCTCAGGGATGGATTCATTACTCACCCCTTGAGGCTTTGCGCCTGTCTTCTTTTACCTTGAAGTAGAGATTCGTTAGAAACGTCAGGAGGCCAAATAGCAGGCTTCCAAGAACGCCAAACGCTGCCCACTGTTCAGGTGAGAAGCCATCAAGGAGTTGTTTAAGCCAGAATAAGGCGCTACCGCCTGACGCTCCGTAGGAAATACCTGTTGTGATTTTGTCCATACGTAGCATCGTCTCACCTCCCCGTAGGGTTAGGTGCTGTGTGTTTGTGTAGGGAATAGCGTCACCCGTATCCATGCCAATCTAGAGGATGTGTGAGTGCGGTTGGTTGGTTTTGGATGACGCTAAATGCAAAAAGCCCCAGCGGTTAGGCTAGGGCTTTGAATTTGGGTTATGGGCTTCATCTCAAGGCAGCAATGGCCCCTGAGTGCGATGTTTACTTATTTCCTCACTCCACAACTGTCATGAGCATTGCCAAGCACCACATCGTTGAACCTTGGAGGTTATCGAATCAATACTCATGCAGTTGTGCAGCACACCAAACGCTCCGGTTTAACCTTCTTCGCTGAGTGATGTGCTGAATAGAAAAAGTGCCGAAGCATGCTTAAGACACACTATCGACACCTTACCCTCTTATTATGGCTAAATGGATAAAACAAAGTCAAGCATGTATCACGCTATTTTTTGAATCTTATCCACACGTTTACGGTTTTTAAATGCAAGATCGAGCGGAGCGTACAAAATCCATAGCGTTGCTTTTAGTATCTCGTCGATTTCATTTCGACAGGTTCCTAGTGATGGCCTTCTCCAACCTTCACCAAGACGCCCTCGGTCGATTTTGCGAGGTTTTGCAGTGGCGTGATAGTAAGATGCAATGGCTCGCTTAGAAGAACCATGCGCGTAATAGCTAAGCAGAATGCCGAAAGCTTTTTTGTCAATTTTGAGAGCGGAATCTACGACCTGAGAAATCAACATTCCGTCATCATCATTACACATTGGGCGGCTCGGTGTTCCGCTTGGCTCTACTGTCGCCATGTATTGAGCTATAACGCTGCTCATGCGCTTCTCTAATCGACCTGAGTAAACCCATGCGCCCCACAGTTCCAGCCAGCCATTAATCCAATCATGCTGCTCTTTGGTGAGTTCTAACTGCCCTATGTTCATCGCTTACCCCACCTGTTCTTCCCACAATCTCCGCGAGCTGTCATGAATACGCCATTCACTATTGCGTGGCGCTTGGCCTCTTTGTCGTTGATGTATTTGGATATGGTTTCTCTGTTGATGTGTAGGCGTCGTGCTAGCTCGCTCTGATTACCGTATGTATCGACTAACATGTCGGGTATTGTTCGGATTTCGGCATTCATAATGACTCCCACAAAGTTTCAAGCGAATCAATGTATAGGCCACCGAAGCTGTATCGGATTTCATTGCATACGCATTCGTTGGTGGCACTTGGGAAGAAGTTGAGGAAAAAGGTTTCTGCCTTTTTGCATTCCTCAATTAAATCTTCTGCACTGTTTGGCCTGATCACGAAAACCACGTCATTGAAAATTGCCGCCGTTTCACATGGGTAAGTGATTTTTCTCACGCTGCCTCCAAATGTTGCTTTTCGATATCCCTCAATTTCTTTCTGTATAGCGCCCTGATGCCGTCCAGTTCTTCTCTGGTGTATCGGTGTGTCTCGTTGTTACTTTCGAGCGCCATGACTCGTTCAAGCCCGATTTTCTTTATCAGGTTGAGTCTGTATGGACCTATGTCACCGGATTTGTGGACGTTACAGGCAGAACATTGAAGGTGTACGTTGTCTTCGTTAAATCTGAGTTGGGATGCCGCTTTCGTTGTCCTGAAATGACCAGCGTGGAAACTGGCTGCGTTCTTAATTCCACAGCTAATGCATCCATTCCCTCTGTCCCTAGCCCTGATGTAGTCGTTGAATACTCGCTGAGTCATGTTTATCCAGTGAGATAACGGCTTTGCATCTGCTTTGCGCTTTCTCCAATTACGACGTGATTCATCCTCAGCTTGTTTTTGCTGATTCTCTTTCTGTTGTTTTTGGTATTTGTTAGCGCAGAGCGGTGAGCAAACTATTTGAAGGGGTCTATCGGGAGTGAATTTGGTTTTGCATATCGGGCATTTCTTTGGTTTCGGCTTTTTAGCCTTGAGCACTATCACCTCCAATCTGGATAACAGTAAGTCCGTGACCAAACACCGCGCCAGTGTCGATATAGCGCTGATTGAAGAAGTTCATCGGGCTGCGAGCTGGCGTGTGTCCGAAAATAAACTCATCTGCACCGATGATGTTGCAGCCGATACCATCCATGGAATAACTCACTCGCTCTCGACTCCAAACCACCTCCTCCTCATCAACACGCTTACCAAATACGTATTCGTTTGATGGGTAGTCTGCATGGGCTATTACGTAACGTTTGCAGGGGAAATTGACTTCGATAATTAGCGGTAAACTTTCCGCGTATGCGATTAATGCTTTAGCGATAACCTCTTGGTCATAATCGAGGTAAAAGAACCAGCCACCGCCATTAGCCAGCCAGTGATTTACATTGCCGGTGCCGTTTAATGCCTGAATAGCCATCTGCTCATGGTTACCGCGAACAGCTATAAACCACGGCAGATTAATCAGGTCTAGGCATTCGACGTTCTGCCCACCACGGTCGATTAGGTCACCAACTGAGATAAGCAGGTCTGCGTCAAAGTCGAACTCAATCTCTTCGAGGTGCGTCATCAGCATGCCGTGGCAGCCGTGTAAATCGCCTACTACGTAAACCTTTCGATATTCAGTTCCGTTAATGCGGAGGTATATCCCTTCGCGCGTTTCGCCTTTAGCCATTCTCACTCTCCTTCATCATCAGGTAGACGATCATGGCGGCGCGGAGAGGGTTATCATCGGCAAACTTTAGCCCGAAATCTCCATCACCTTTAGAGGCAAACCATCTATGCCCACCCACGTACAATTTCACAGGTTTAAGTGAGATGAGATTGCTCAGGATAATAGGCCATGCATCTGATGGGTTGTTGCAGTAGTCAAATACCTTGATTGCAGAACCGGTATCTTCATCCCAATCGACGCCAACCAATGACGAACCGCGTTTTGCTATATCGCAATTTTCAGGCGCAAACCCCTGTGAGACTGCTACCAGTTTATTTATCTCAAAGTCGCTTATCTTGCTGTAATCAGTCATGTCTATTCCTTGCTCGCACTCTCAGCCAACGCACATCATGCAGGTGAGCGCTGTAGTTGAAAGTTACTGTTGATATGGGTTGGGGTTTACTGCGTGGAGTGGATTTGTTGAAGATTAAATTGTCTATCGCTATTTGTGTCGGACTTCGCTGTCGTTTCATCTCCACCTACCTGTAGTCATACCAAATGTAGAAATGGAAGAACCAGAATCCGAAGCATGGTATCGGCCCATCATGCCAATCCAGCTTATAGCCGAAGTATCTGGTCTGTTTTGGTAATGTATTGCACATTAGGATGCTTTCTTTGCTGATTCTGAATTGCATTATGCCACCTCCGGTGGCTCGGGGTCAGAGGTGGCATAAATACCGGGGTTTCCCAACAACTTTGCCAGCCTTAGAGCTAATGTCTGTTGCTCCCAGCGATTAGTGGAGAGCAGCATATTCTCTGCGGCCTTGGCTATCTCGATTAACTCAATGATGGTTTCTGGGTTAAAGATTACAGGTCGATACTCAGCGCATTCTTTCTGGCTCTTCGCATCTTCCAAACTCTTTAGGCTTCTTCTAGCTGTTACTTCTAAATCGTCGTATTTGCTCATGCTGCTGAACTCCTGTTGTGTTGTTGAGCCCAGCGCATCACCGCCGATGACTCTTCACTAAACTTCACGCCCTGCTCCGAGCCGAACCAGTAGATAGCCTCGATAACATCAATCATCTCGCTTACTCTCATCTTGCTTGTGCGCTGACCAAACATGACAACGCCGCCGCCGATACCCGGTGCGGTTCGCTGCTCTTCTTTTTTGGTCTTGGCTACCAGAGCGGTAATGAGGTCTTTCCAATCATCTTCATCGTATTTCTGCCCATACCAAACAACCTGCTGAGCTAGGTCATGCAAGAGTGGCCACATTTTCCGATTCTGAGAAAGTGTGCGCTTGGGTGCGGATAGTTCGATTTCGTATGGCTTGGATTGGTCTAGCGGGAGTTTTCTGATTTGTTCGATGGCGTGACTTCTGATTTGCTCGGTTCTCAGATAGAAAACCTTTTTGGTCATAGTTACCTCGCTTTCTGCTCCACGTTTTTGCACTCGTTTTCAGCATAGAGAATGGCTGTCCGCGCTGACCTTAACCGTGCCTTGGCATTCTTCTCTTCACGCTCTAGGTTTGCTACGTTGCTACGTAGTTCCTTTAGTCTTGCCGCGAGTGCTTCTATCTCCGTAACAATGCGCTCGCCGTTATGTGCTCTCTCTAAGATGAACTCGAACGGATCGACAACGCAGCCGCAACGAATACAAGTGATTGTTCGCTCTACTTCGCTTACTTCGAGGGTGTGTTTGCAGTGCTTCTGTTGATAGGTTTTCATATTTGTGGGGACAATGTTTAGCAGCTTTCTCTCTTCGTTATCCGGCTGAACTAGCTGCACTACGTTTGCCAGATCATCAGTTTCAGAATTCATGATTACCTCCTGCATATTCCTTCTATGAGAATTCTGTCATGCGTGACAATCCCTTCGCACTTACGTTTTATCGCTGTCTTGAGCGCATATCTCTTGTTCTTTTTAAAGTGGAACTCACGTGCTAAGGCCATCCAATCTCTATGCATTTTCATGTAAACACTCAGCGTTCTGAGAGCAATCAGTTTTCGTGCGTATGTCATCACGCCCCCTTAACCTTGATGCCAGCGGCGCGGATCGCCTCACTACAGAGATCAACAATCAACTCGGTTATCCCGCCTTCTTCGCCTTCGGCTGTTGGAAGCTCTACTTCCACCGCCTCGCGGCTTGCTTGCCAAGACTCAAGCGCAACAACCCAAACGAGCTTAAAGTATGACTCTTCAAGCAAGCCTGCATATCTGTCTTGAAACCACGCTTCAAACTGTTCACGACTTGTCATGACTATCTCCATCGCCGTATAGCGGTAAATAAACACACCTGTAAACAAACTGAATAAACTCGCTCAGGAATACATTCCATTCAGGATCAGGGGTGTATCCAGCGGCTTTATCAACCATAAACTCAATACCGTTGCGCGGTTTTCTCGGCCTGTATACGCCGTAGATGCGCTCAAAGTTTGAGATAAGCTCCTCTTCCTCTAAGCTAGCTTCAATCGCTTGGCTTAGGCGTGGATCTGTTATCAGGGTGAGCTTGATGCAATCTGGTAGGCTTGTCATGATTATCTCCACTCTGATGCTTGCTTGTTGTCATTCTGATTGGCAGCGTACCGGCGCGCGGCCTCATCCTGTTCAATGTTGACGAAGTGTCCATTCTTCCATCCCATGTAAAATGTCTTTGGCTGGCCAGAACGATATTTCCCAACGATGATTTCGGCGATCCCCTTCATGTTGCTGTTGTCGTGATAAACCTCATCGCGGTACGGGAAGATAATCACGTCTGCATCCTGCTCGATCGCCCCTGAGTCCTTCAGGTCTGCCAGCGTTGGTCGCTTATCTGGTCGAGTCTCAACGCCGCGGTTAAGCTGTGAAAGCAAGATAACGGGTACTTTGCTGCGCAGACTGAACTGCTTGAGCTTCCGTGTAATCTCTCCGATCGCTATGTCGTTACGCTCTGCCTTTGGCTTTTTCATCAGGCCGAGGTAGTCGATAGAGACAAAGCTTAGGCCGCCGTCCATGTTCAACCGTTCTGCGTGTGAGATGATTTCGTCAACGCTCATCGCCTCATCAAGCACATAGTTCTCTTCGCCCTGAAGCATGCCGGTGGCGGCCGTTAGTCGAGTGAACTGCTCGGGGATCATATCCAGAGGGTTACGCAGTGCGCCGATAGCTAGCCCAGACCGATCGGCAACGTGGCGTTCGACGACCTGCATCTCTGACATCTCCATGGAAATCATTAGGCCGCGGCCTTTCTGGTGACCAATTGAGTTGCCGATGTTGATCGCCAGTTCCGTTTTTCCCATACCCGGTCGCCCAGCGATGATTATCAGGTCAGTGCGATCGAATCCCCCGTACTCGTTATCCATCGGCTCAATACCGGTTTTGAGATACAAGCCTGACTCAGCGCCTTTCATGCGTTTCTCCAGAACATCCATGTAGTCCGGCAGTAGGTCACCAATTTTGCGCGGCAGCCGGTCATTGGTTTCGAATTGCAGGTTCGACAAAATACCGCTGACTTCGGCGATCCGCTCGTTTAGGTCATGAGTACCAGCTTCACGAAGTAACGAAGCCGCCTTGGTTAATTCAGCTTCCCCCTTTCGCAACATCCAGCACTGGCGAACACGCTTTGCCCACGCCTTGATGTTTGCAGCAGACTTGCAGCGGGCAGATACCGACAAAACCAGATCCCGAGTTTCACCAGCCACCCCCTCCTGAACCGTAAACGGGTCAATCGGTTCGCACTTGTTCATCAGCGCAACGATAACGCGGTACATGTTCTGCAAGTGGAAGTTCGCAAACGCCTCAACAGGCAGCTTCCCAGCGATTTCAAGACAATCAACGTGGTCGCCTTTGATAATCATTGAGCCAATCAACTGCTCTTCAAAATCGTAACTATCCATCAGTCCTCCCTACCCAAAACTTCATCGATAATTCGTTGAGTTAACGCTGTTTCGATTCCGTATTTTTTGCCACTTGGATTCTCTCCACATGCCCATGCACTTGGCTTGTAACCAAACTCGATGTACCCGTTGATGAACGTGTCGATATCGGTTGGCTTTTTGCCAAGCTCTTTGCACTGCTTGAGGTAGGAAGCCCATAGGCGCTTAAGGCCGCTCTCCACGGTAACGGTGAAACTACGCATTTTTGGTAATCCGTGTTTCTCCGCTTTGCAGTTCCAAGAGTTCTTGAAACGTTCGCGATCGAATACCGGTGATTTTGAGCGTGGATTTGTTCCCAATGCTCGAGGATTAGTTCCTGCTTGGCGGGGTGTTTTTTTGCTCACATCCAGCAAGCCCACATCGTGGGTTTGGGTATGTTTTATATTGTCTTTGGTAAGACTGTTTAGGGTGTCGGGTGATTCCGCCCAACTTGAAACCTTTTTTTGCCCAACATTTTGGGTGGTTCCGCCCAACTTTTTAGGTGGTGATTTTTTAATCTTATTTAGTTGCCATTCCTTGATGTTAACGTTGACGCTAACTAGCTTAAATCCTCCTACTTTTCTTAGGTTTATGATGCGCCTTTCAGCCAAAACCTTTAGCGCCGCCGCTACATCTGAATCATCCAGATCGGTAGCATCTGCAAGATAGGTATTTGTTACTTTGTCCTCTGACTTGTTCCAACCGAAAGTGCAGAAAATAACGGCATCAAAAACCTGATGCTCACGACCAGCAAGCTTCAATTTTTGCTTAAGCTTTGCAATGCTTGTGGCGACACGCATATAACCATCATCAAGACTCGCCACTCTCTGCTCCACGGCCTCCTGTGGTGGCCTGTAATCAGATAACTGCTTAACGACGCCCATCATTCTTCACTCCCGCCTTAGCCAATCTGTAAACGCCAATTAACCGCTCAGCAAACGGCTTGTTATTGGCAGCAGCTACGATTAACCCGTCGGGGCTATCAGGTTGACTCCGTTCCTCTTCTCTATTGCTTTTTCTACGTTTTGACATAGAATTACTCCTGTTAATTGATCCAGTACTAGAAAGTCATAGTGATCTGAGAGTCGTCAGCTGTTACCGCAGTTGGCGACTTTTTCTTTTGTGGCAATACCGATTCCACAGCCTGACGCGCTACCTCACGAATCAAACTGGTTTCCCATACCTTCTCTAGCAGTACGAACATCGTTGCCATGTCGCGGATATTGAGGCGGCTTACTTTCGATTCGTGCCACCCTGCTTGCTTTGCTAGCTCTCTGTTAGTCTTCTGCATCATCCGGCAGCGGAGTTCTGTCTCCACTTCGTTGATGCGCTTGCTATAACTTGCATGTTCCATTGATTAAAATTTCCGTGTTGAATTAAGACGTGATCAGCCCGTGGGGTGACCACAAGTGATTTGTTTGTGTGGATTTCGCTTTTCAGCGACGTAGGACTTCATGTCCGTTGGGGAAAGAGCGGTGTTACTTAAGCTGCTTTGGGTGGGAAAACGTCATCCAAACCGACGCTTGCCCCTAAACGGTTAAAAATTCCGACAAACTGACGACATTGATTGATGTCCATGCCGCGACGCCCAGTCTCATAGTGGCTGATAGTCCCTGGAGTGCAGCCAGCCAACTGAGCAAGTTCTGACTGTGTTAGCCCAAGGGCTTCGCGAATATCTCGCAATTTATTCATGTACTCCTCCTTATTTAATCGGAAGTATACATATCGTATTCCAAAACATCAAATGAATATATACGGTTTGTGACTTTAGAGTGTTCTATACAGAATGTATAATTAGGCTATGAAAATGACATGGTATGACTTAGCCAAAGAGCGCATGAAGGCTCTAGGCGTTACACAGGAAGATATCGCTGTTCACTTAGGAATTACTAAGGGAGCGGTTAGCCATTGGCTCAACGGAAGAAGGCAGCCGACACTCCAAGAAATCTCGGCAATTTTTAATCGTTTAGGTATTAAAGATCCTGTATTCAATACTGATGGAACATTCAGCTTACAGCATGGTGAAAACCCAGACACCTTGCCTCCTGAACCTCAGTATTCATACCCTCTATTCACTAGTGTTCAGGCGGGGTCATTCGGCGCAGTTGGTTGTTACACAGAGCAAGACGCTAAGGACTGGATCGGTACAACCAAAAAGGCTAGCGATATGGCTTTCTGGCTGGTTGTTGAGGGTCACTCAATGACAGCTCCAACTGGCAGTCGCCCCAGCTTCCCCGAGGGGATGCTAATCCTTGTAGATCCTGCTGAGGACGTTGCTTCTGGCGATTATTGTGTTGCTGGGATTGATAACGACACGGCTGTGACATTCAAGCGATTTGTCATTGAAGATGGTAAGCCTTGGCTTGAGCCACTCAACCCTAACCCGCGTTATCAAAGCCTAGAGTGCGGTACTAATTGTCGCATTATCGGAAAGGTGATCAAAGCCCAGTGGCCTGAGGATACGTTTTAGGGTAGCGATTCGCTAAACATGTATTTATTTTTGTACGAACGGTAACCAACCAAGTGATCCAGCAACAACGCCAAGCATTGTGCTTATGGCTGGAAGAATAATAAACAAAAGGATGAATCTTTGGATAGCCTCTTCCCCTTCCTCGTAGGAAAGCCCATCCTTGTTAGTATTATCGGCCTTATTTGGAGCGGTGTATGCTTCATATCTGGGGCCTATATTGGCCATAGATTCTCTCTTGGTAGAGATCGTAGAAAGGAATTCAACGCTGCTGCCGATATTGTTCGATTTAAACTCAGGGAGCAGCTCAAAAGTATTGATTCTGGATACCTCCCAGATAGAAGGATTCAAATCTCCGCCGCTGAACTTAATGCTCTCCACGACGTTCTCAGTCGAGGAGAAAGTGAGCGGTTTAGAAATACATGCACTCGGTATAAATATACAGAAAAGAGCTGTGGAGAGCATGATGAGTGGGGAGGCTTTACATTGCATGATCCAGATCCTTTCAAAAAAGAAATAATAGAACTACTATCATTCACAAATCGTAAGTAGTATTTTTATATACTGTTCGAATATCCACTGGTTGTCAATTTTAGGAATACCGCACAGCTATTTATATAACATCATGTTTTTAATGGATTTACTTAAAATGAATAAAATATTGGTTGTTGCTGCTTTGAGTGTGGCGTTAATTGGCTGTGCATCGTCTGGGAACAAGTCCATAGAAAATGAAACTCAGGTAGGTGTACAAAGTAAGCTTGTAAAAGGTTTCACTACAAAAGAACAGGTTAAATCATTCTATGGCGACCCTAGTGGAGTTAGCTTCACTAGTGATGGCAAAGAGCAATGGCAATACCTACTGGCAAATGTGAAGATTAGTGGGAAAACATTTATACCGTTTTACGGCTTGTTTGATAACGGTGCTACAACAAACATGAAGCAACTTGTTATATTGTTTGATGGCAACATCGTTGAGAAATACACCTTAGTAAATTCAAATACTGAAACTAAGTCTGGCTTACTTAACTAGCAGAATAAACGTAGCCCCGCCGCCGAGCGGGGTTTTTATTGCCCTCACTCCTTCATCGCCTCCGCTGCCATTATGTACGTCGCCCTTCTCTTCTCGTCATACTCAATCTGTGCGAAAGATTCCAACATCGAAATTATGTACTCCTTCTTCACCTCTTGCTCGTAAGACACCAAATTCAGCGTTGCCTTTCCCACCGCTTCGCATAGGTCGTTATAGCCGATCGCGTTCTTATCCATACGCCCTCCTGTTTTGCTCACTTTAGCACCATAAAAATATCCACGACACTCATATTAAAAATAAATACACATATAAATCATGACAATACGTATACATTACAAATTTTGTATACATAACGTATTGCATCATATGAATACGATACGTATACTTCATTCATCAACACAGCAGGACGCACTAACCGACAGGAAGTTGGAAGCTCTTTAAACAACGGTGATGGATTCACCTACGTGGCTGAAAAGCCAGATATACCAAAGTTAATTTTTGGATGCGATGAATTGCAGGCATCCGAGCCAACCAGAAGATAAGCATCTGGCAACGCATCACCAAAGTTAACTCAGGAGGTATTTATGTCTCGCAGAACAGAGTTCAAAGGTTCTTCAGCAGCTCGTCGTCGTGCACGTAGAGCTGAGTTACAAAGCCAAGAAGCTTTAAGTTCAGAGGTTATGCATCGCCCTACCCCATCACGCGTTGTATTGCAGTGTAAGCGTAAGCCTTGCATGAAATCTGAAGTGGTTACGATCACTAGCATGGTGAGCAAGCACGAAGGTTCTGTTTGCCTGCCAGAGGTCGCTCTATACGCAGCAGGCCACCGTAAGAGTGAAAATATCACCGCGAGATAATAAGAGTGAAATGCAGAAAAATTGATTTGAATTATGTTAATTCTGTCCTTCTTTACCATCCTGACACAGGCGTTTTCATCTGGAAGCGCAGAGAAGCTAAAATGTTTAGCAATCCAAACTATGCAAACCCTTGGAATGCTAGATTTGCTGGTAAAGACGCAGGAAGCATTAAATCAACAGGCTATGTCTACATACGCTTAAATAATAAATTGTGGCTTGCTCATCGGCTAGCATGGGTAATCTATAACCAGATTGATATTGAAGATCAACTAGTTATAGATCACATAAATCATAATCCATCAGATAACAGGATTATAAATCTGAGGGCTGTTAGTCAATCAGAAAACATGAAAAATATGCCTTTGCTAGCAATAAATAAAAGTGGATGCCATGGAGTTTACTACTGCAAGAACAAAGAAAAATGGGCAGCACAAATTTTGATAGATGGAACCAATAGGCATTTAGGGTATTTCAGCGATATTAATGAAGCGATAGAAAAAAGGAAATCCACAGAAATAGCTAATGGATTTCATGCTAATCACGGGAAACGGTAAGCAGATAGCAATAAACCATACCGCTTATTTGAGAGTGTTACAGCGAGGTAGTTATCTACCCCGCAGATTCAATTAAGGAAGGGATTCCATAACGCGACTGAGTTCTCTCCCGCCGAACTCCGCAAGCCAGCCACAGGAGGCACAATGGTAAGGCATGTCCCCAAAGTCACTCCCGACTTGTTTAAAACAGTTGGGACAATAAACCGCCCTCACATACCCACCAGAGGGTTCTTTTCGAAAGGCCGCAGTGCGGTGAAAGACAAACTCATCCTTTGCCCTGTTAGCCGCTACTTCCTTAGAAAGCTCTGCAATCTTTATATTTTCCTCGGCCAATTCTTTCTCGGTCGCAGCATGGGCTTTTTGAAGTACGTCCATTTGCTCGTAAATGAAGGCGAGACGCTCCCGAAGGACAGCGTTACTTTGCACAGCCGAAACGGAATCGATAGCGCTTTGAATCGACGTGATAACCAATCCAAAATCCATGAATAATTCATCCTAAAACATTGGGGTGGATAAATTATATTCGAATTCCTTACGTTGGGGAACGAAGGAACCACTGCCGCCTGAGGTGGTTAAGACAGTACAGGCACTAATTATTGGCGCAGATAAACGGGCGCCAGAAGATTCGCGGGAAGAGCATTCCATTAATTTAAATCAGAGGCAGATATGAACATCAAAGAAATGCTTAGCAAAAAAGACGAACTGAACGAACGCATCAGAAAGGTTAATCGCGTTCTGGAAGAGGCGAAAAACGGCAACTCTTTAAGTATCTACGAGCATTACAGAACTGAAATCAGAATTGTTTTACCAACCGAAACACTGGTCCCGCTACTGGAAAAAGAATTAGAGCGACTCACAGAAAATCTGAAAATCATCCTGGATGCAGAGCAGACCGCAGAGAGAGTGATTGCTGGGCTTCTCAGCAAATCGCCAGCCTAAAGAAGAGTCAGGCGGTGCTTGTTTGCCACAGGTAGCAATATTCGCAGCAGGACACCGTAATACACGTAAAGAAGCGGTTCACATTACTAAGTAGATTCGCGGGAAGAGCATTCCCTTAATTTGAGGTGAAGCATGAAAAAGATAATCGTGAGCTACAACTGCATGGAGCATACAATCACAATCAATAATAACAAAGTTTCAGTCTTCAATAATCACTTTCAAGAGCATGTTAGTCCTAGCAGGTTTGATAAATATATCGTTTCTAGAGACTTCACTGGAACAGTAAACAGCGAAGAAATTTTTAAAGCGGCAGCAAGAAAGCGCTCCGTTCAGAGTGCGAGTTTATTCATTGGTAACAGTATGTGCTGGAGTCAGAGCGCATTTGAGTTACATGGTTGGAAATAACAGGTCGCCTAGGCGGCATTTTTTATTGGGTGAACAAGGGGTGTGAGATGAATACCGCAGATTTACGCAAGATTCTTGATGAACACAAAATTTGGATTGAGTCATTTAGAGAAAACGGATCACGTGCCTACCTGAGCGGTGCCTACCTGAGCGGTGCCGACCTGAGCGGTGCCTACCTGCGCGGTGCCGACCTGAGCGGTGCCTACCTGCGCGGTGCCGACCTGAGCGATGCCTACCTGCGCGGTGCCGACCTGCACGGTGCCGACCTGCACGGTGCCGACCTGCGCGATGCCGACCTGAGCGGTGCCTACCTGCGCGGTGCCTACCTGAGCGGTGCCGACCTGCACGGTGCCGACCTGAGCGGTGCCTACCTGCGCGGTGCCGACCTGCGCGATGCCGACCTGAGCGGTGCCGACCTGCCAGATCACACGTTCGTAATCATGGGGCATAAATATCCAATCACCATCACCAATGGTGAATATGTTCGAGCAGGATGCCAGAACCATACAGTTGCAGAGTGGCGCAAGTACAGCAAACAGGAAATTGCTGATATGGATGGACGTTCAGCACTGCGCTTCTACCCTGAGCTGCTAGATATCATAGATTTTTATCTTGGTAAGGGTGAGCGTCCAAATTGGCTTAAAGAGCCAAGTGAAGAAACTGAGGCCGCCTAGCGGTCTTTTTTATACCCAGAATGGAGATAGATATGAAGCACACACTAAAAGTTTATAAAGATTCCAAAGCATACCCTGATTACATGAAAGTCCGTTTTGATAAAACAAACACAGGTAAATCATTCCTGTTTGATGGTCACCGATGGGCTTATGAGCATAGTGCGTTCGATGATTCTGGCGATTACGACCTGCTCTATCGTTTCGACGATGAGCCATACCCAGAGGAAAAATCAAATTCTGTAGATGAATTAACTGCTCGCGATTACTTCGCATCGAAGGCGCTCGGCCTGTGTTATGCGGACTACCTTAACTACGCCGCTGAGAATGGTGTTCAAGAAGGCTGGAGAGATGGCGTAGCGAAGGATGCTTATCTAATGGCCGACGCAATGTTAAAAGCCCGTGGCGAGTAATGCACATCGCAGGTATTCATTGAGTATCTGCTGTGAGCAATCCCGCTCATAACTGGAGAATGACTGTTCTCTGGTTAGATGACACGTTTTGCCCCTCTCGTTAGGGGCTTTTTTATGGCTGGAGGAAAGTATGACCGACTTGGATTTTTGGGAAGAGTGTATTTCATTGGGCGCAGAAGACTGCGACCTGACGCTGACACCAGAGCAATTGAAGTGCCTAGCTGAGTCTGTAAGTGCTGGGCATGAAAACTACGGAATGGCCTTTTACAGCCCTCCAAACTCCGACAGATATGACGACCTCGAACGCGAGTCTCAATCAAAGCTAAAGAAATTGCAGGCTGAATTTGACGCCTATCGCAACAACGCCGAATCAGCTGTAAAGCAGGCTCTGGGTAAGTTTCGCGACGCTAATGTAAGCATTGGCGACCACGGCGAAGTATTTCTGCACGATGGCAGAACAGAACAAATTCAATAGAGCCGCTTAAATGCGGCTTTTTTATACCCGCAATTCATCGCAAAGCGTAGGCATTTTGCAATGAAACCAACAAAGGAGATCGCCAGTGAGCGAGGAAAAGAACGAAATTGCATTAGTCACTCTGCCGAGCGTACCGGATGAACTCGAAGCTGCTTTTATCAATGACGAATTCATTGAAGGGTTAATTAAAGACATCCGTGAAAAAGCATCTTCTGTAGTTGGTGACCTGAATACAGCCAAGGGACGCCGTGCATACATCAGCATGGCGGCGAATGTCCGTAGCACTAAGACCGCTATTGATGAGGCTGGTAAGAAGTTAGTTGCAGAGATGAAGAAGCGCCCTGCTCTTGTCGATGCCAGCCGTAAAAAAGTTAGGGATTCGCTGGACGAACTTGCGGTTGAGATTCGCAAGCCAGTGACTGACTGGGAGGTTGAGCAGGAGCGTATCAAGGCCGAAGAAGAAATGAACGCCAAGCATGAAGAAGCACTGGCAATGAATGCAGAGTTCGACCGCCAGCGCGCAGCGAAGATTGAATCCGATCATGAAATGGCTTTACTCATGAACGAGAAGATTGACCGAGAACGCGAAGAAGCACGACAGAAAGCCGAGCAAGCCAAACGCGAGCATGAAGAACGTATTAAGCGTGAGGCCGAAGAGAAAGCGCGGCGCGAAGCAGACGAAGCGGCAAAGCGTGAAATCGAAGCGGCAGCAGCCAGAGAGCGCGAAGCGACATTGGCGAAAGAACGTGCCGAACGTGAAGCCAAGGAGTTGGCAGAGAAAGCGGAGCGCGACCGCATCGAAGCGGAGCAGCGAGCTGAACGCGAGAAGAAAGAGGCCGCTGAGCGTGCTGAACGTGAAAAGCAGGAAGCCATTGCCGAAGAGCAACGAAAGGCCCACGAAGAAGCCGAGCGAATTAAGCGTGAAAACGAGCAGAAGGAACAAGCTCGATTAGCCGAAGAAAAACGCATCAAGGATGAAGAAGCTCGCCGCGCAACTGATAAAGAACACCGCAAAACAGTAAACAACAAAGCACTACAAGACCTTATCTCCGCAGGTGTGCCGGAAGAATGCGCCAAGCTGTGCATCAAGGAAATAGCCAAAGGCAACATCACCGCAATCAGCATCAACTACTAATCAAACTCAAGGAATAGCCCATATGCAACTTGCACTTGCTGGGCAGTCCGCATCGGGCTGCTCTACCAACTATTTGTTAAAAATCCAGCATCACCCATCTAACCGCCTTACCTCTGCCAGCTTCACCCCACCACCTCGTAAAAGCTGGTTAGACAAACTAGTCGATATGTTGAGACAGGAAGGTAGACCATGAATGCATCAGTGATTATCGAGCTAAATAAAATCATCAGCGGCTTTAGCGAACAGACCAGTGAATTAGTTCTCCAGCAGGCCGAGGCGTGGGAAAAAGAAACAAAGCAGTATCACATCATCAAAGCATTAAGCCATCTATCAGGGCTCTCCCACGAGGCATTAGAGCTAGCTCTTGAACACGGCGACAATCCAGAAATATTAGCCACCGCCCTATTCTCTATTCTCCAATCAGCAAGCCAGTACCAAACAGCCATCGAGCTTAAACACATGCAGGAGGCAGCATGAGTAACACCATGATGTTGGCACCACAAACTTTTGATCAAGCCATGCAGTTCGCAAACGCCATCGCAGCCAGCCAGTTTGCCCCGAGCTCATACAGAGGAAAGCCAAACGACGTATTGATCGCTATGCAGATGGGGGCTGAGCTGGGTTTTCAGCCTATGCAGTCAGTTCAGGGGATCGCTGTTATTAATGGTCGCCCATCAGTTTGGGGTGATGCTCTACGAGCATTAATTCTTTCAGCGCCTGACCTTGCTGAATTCGAAGAATCGTATGACGAAGCGACACAAACTGCACACTGCAAGATTAGTCGTCGCCTGCAAACAGGGAGCATTGCAACATTCAACAGTTCGTTCAGCGTTACTGATGCGCAGACAGCTGGATTATGGGGCAAGAATGGGCCATGGAAGCAATATCCAAAGCGTATGCAGCAATGGCGGGCGCTGGGATTTTGTGCACGCGATTCCTACGCTGATCGACTAAAGGGAATCCAGTTGGCAGAAGAGGTTCAGGATTACGAGCCAATTGAAAAAGTTGTACATACCCCTTCGCAGGATCAGGATTCGGCGATTGAAAATAAAATTACCGAAGAGCAAAGCAACAGAATAAACGAGATATTAATTTCTGTAGATTCCACTTTCGACGACCTCAAGAAAGCATGTAAGTCGATGACTGGGCGAGATATAGATAATCAGTCAGAACTAACGTCAACCGAGGCTGCAAAGCTTATCTCCAGCCTTGAACGCAAACTAGCAAGCAAAACTGGTGGTGAGAAAGATGCTGCATAACGACATAGCTTCGAAGATTCTCGGGTTCGATGTTTCGACAATATCACAGGGAAGTGACGAGTGGAAAAAGTGCAGATTAGCCTGCATTACGGCTTCAAGAGTTGGTGACATTCTTACAGAACCAAAGGCTAAGAAAGATAAAGATGCAGGTCTACTGTCAGGGATGGCAGAAACCTACATGAACGAGCTGATAGCGGAGGTTTGCACCGGGGCTATTCCAGATGAAATACCTGCTCGACCGCTTCTTTGGGGAAAAAAGCATGAAGAAGCCGCGCGTCTACTTTTTGAGTTCGAGAATGACGTTACCACTACTCTCCCGCCAATCTTCTATAAAGATGAAAGCATGCGCTGTGCCTGCTCTCCAGACGGCATGTGCAGCGATGGTCGAGGGCTAGAATTAAAGTCACCTTACACATCAGCGCAGTATGTAAAGTTCCGCCTTGGAGGTCTGGAGGCGGTTAAAAAAGAGTATATGGCCCAAGTTCAGTATTCGATGTGGGTTTCAGGTTGTGATGAGTGGTGGTTTAGCAATTACGACCCACGAATGCGTAGAGAAAATATGCACTCAGTGATTATCAAAAAAGATAACCAGTACCAAGATTTATTCGAATTGAAGATTCCAAACTTCATCGAAAAGATGGATGAATCATTGGACAGGATTGGATTCAAATTTGGTGACCAATGGAAGGTGTAAATGCGCCGATTAGCATTCTATCGGCGGCCTCATAACTCAACGGGGTTCAAGGAAAGCGTAGTTAGGATGCTCGGGAAAAGGCCAACGACAGGATTAGAGTTAGCTGAGCATTTCGGAATGAGGTTGCCTGAATTCAATAAAAAGATATACCAAGTCCTCATAGACACCAAAGTTGTGAAAGTCGTAGCCACGGAATGGGCTGAGAAAGAAGGAATCAGGGACCGAATCTATTCGATAGAGCGAAAAGCAAAACGACTCATCCCACCCCGACCAAAGAAAACAATCCCCATCAGTCTCAAGTCATTAGATTCAATAACAAACGGAATGAAGCAAAAGCATATCGACGCAGCCAAGCGCCGAGCAAAGCTTATTGCATCTGGTGAATACAGAGACTGGATGGACTAAGGAGATATTCATGAACAACCTACCAATAGAGACATACGAATCAGTAGTTCAGCAGCGTGATGAGCTGGAGAAGAAGCTAGCTGATGTGGTGGCTGAGAATACCAAAATGCGTAATGCCATTGAGTTCGCCACGGCACCAGATATGTGGATTGAGCAGCACGATGGCATGCTCGAATATCGCTATGTTGACTGGTATGTCGATGTGTTAAACGAAGCAAAAGAAACCCCAGTCACCGACACATTCACAAGAGAGCTGATGGCAAAAGGTGTGGAAGAATTTTCAGATAACCAAATGCAAAAAAGCCTGGAGCAAAGAGCGATAGGTAACCCTGTGCTGTCCGATATATATAACGATAACGCTATGGACGCCAAGGTATTCGCAGCACGGATTCGCAAGGGGATTAATGATGCACAGTAACAGCAAAGAGCTAGACGCTCACGAATTGAATATCTATTTCCGTCACCCGCAAAAACATGTCTCTTTCGCTTTCTGGCTGCGCAAGCAACTTGAGAAAGGTGACGCATTGCCAGCGATTCTTGTTGAACGCCTTGAAATACAGGCAGACAGCAAAAGCGAGGCTATCGACTTTGTTAAGCAGACGCTGATTGATATTGCAGCAGAAAGCATCGGCGTTAAGAACCCAGACGAACTCGGCCCATCATTTAGAGATGGCTTCGCAGCCAAGGAGCAGAGCAATGACTAAGTTAACAACTGAGCGCTTGTCAAAACTGAGAGACAATTTATTGCAGTTTCAAGATTCATACAGCGATCCGGCAGACAAAGAGAACTACGACATATTTGTTGATGCTCTTCATATGCTTGATGAGTTTAAAGCTGCGAAAGAGCAGCTTCTGGCATACGAGCAAGCAGCAGAAAAACCATATGGTTATCTTGAGCCTTGTGATTTCCCGCGTACTACAGCAACGGTTTACCCTGAAAAAGATAAATATGCGTTTATGCCGCTCTATGCAGCACCGGTATTACCTAAACAGCCTATTGTTTTATACATGGGCCGTGAACTGATATCTAAAGAAGGTCTTGAGCTGATTAGAGATGGAGTTTCCGAGGCAACAAAGCTAGAAGGCGCTTGCATGGCTAGCACCATTTTAGGCGGCAACCACCATGCACAACCTGTAAGCGAGCCTTACAAGTTACCTTCTGGCTATGCACTGGTTCCATGCAAGCTAACGGCAGAGAACGGAGCTAAGTCATGCATGATTGGTGAATTCACTGAACAAACAGAAATTAGCTGCCCTGAATGCTTTGGTGATGATGAGTGCGAAACTTGTGATGGTAGCGGGATGATCGAGGTTACGGTTCCTGTCAGCTGGACAACCATCAAGGATATTTGGGCCAAAGGGATTGAACACTTTGCCGCAGCCGCAGCACAGGAGAGCGAATAATGAGTAAGCGCAGATCTACAAGAAAGGCAAAAGCGGCCTTGTCAGAACTAAGCATTATTTTCTTAGCGTACGGTTTTAGTCGCAAGAGAAATAGAGTGAGATTGCCTGTTTTTTCTATGTCAGCACAGGAGCAGAAATAGATGGCGAAAACAGACATCACTAAACCTATGACTCATCCAGTTAACAAAGATTAATAGCCGCCTACCAGCGGCTTTTTTATTGCCTAAATTTGGAGAAAACATGCAAATCGAAATCGGCGAATACGTCATTACGAGTGACACATACAACCTGATACTTAACGAGAAAAAGGTAGCAAAGAAAGGTAAGTCTGCAGGTGAAGAGAGGCTTCAGTCCATCGGGTTCTACTCAAAAATCTCCACGCTTATCTCTGCATTAATTCAGCGCGAGGTTCTGCTCTCTGACGTCCAGTCATTGCAGGCAATGCAGCAATTAATAGAACGAGTTTCATTGCAGTGTGAAAAGGCTTTCAAGGACTTTAACAATGCGACACATCATCAAGGGTAATCCAACACAGATAGAACGCTAAGCAATGGAAGCTGCGCTCAATCAGCATCAAGCCAAGTACGGTGATTACGCCCCATCTAAAGAGTCAAAAAACTACACCGTTTTAGTTGATGGAATGAAAATCGTAGTTGAAATCATGAACCGTAAAAAATCATATGTGGCTACATCGATGATGCGGCCTAGGGACTTATCGAAAGTTTGGGGGAATGCAGCGTGAACAAATACAAGCTGATTTATGCAGATCCGCCATGGACATACAGAGACAAGGCAGCTGATGGCGAGCGGGGAGCATCATTCAAATATCCGACAATGAGCATATTGGATATATGCCGCTTACCTGTATGGGATTTGGCTGATGAATCTTGTCTGCTGGCGATGTGGTGGGTGCCAACGATGCCAGTCGAGGCATTGAAGGTGGTCGATGCTTGGGGATTTAGATTGATGACTATGAAGGGATTCACATGGCACAAAACAAATCGACGCAAAGGGAACAGTGCGATCGGCATGGGCCACATGACAAGAGCTAATAGCGAAGATTGTTTGTTTGCGGTTCGTGGCCGATTGCCAGAAAGAATGAACGCAGCAATATGCCAGCATCAAACTTTCCACCGCGCTGAACATAGCGCCAAGCCCCCAGAGTTTCGCGATCTGCTTGTCAGCTTACTAGGCGACGCGCCTCGCATTGAGCTATTTGCGCGTCAACAAGCTGATGGTTGGTATTCGTGGGGTAATGAGGTCGGTTGCAACATCGAGTTTCAGCAAGGAGTGAAAGCGGCATGACATGACAGCAGAACAAGACAACGCGATCCGCAATGTAGCAAGAGCCCTTCTCACCGAACTACGCAGCAAAAAAAACAACCTCACATACCGCCAGTTACTCGATAAGCATTCAGCAAAGATAGCGCCTCTCTGCGGCAGATTTAAGCCGTGGATGGTGCTGTCTTGCTACTGCATGAAAGTGACGGATAAGGATAAATGATGAACGAGGAAATATTCACGCTCGAGGAGGCCTGCGCATTCCTCAAGATTAGTTTGAACACAGGTTATGCATGGATTAAGTCTGGCAGATTGCGAGCAGGACGAACCGGCAGAAATGGAAAGAGTGGCGATTACCGCCTATTGAAATCAGATTGTATTGAATCAGTTCGCCCACGGATCAACAATCAAGCCGTGAATGCGGTTGGCGAACAGGATGAGGGTCTTGTATGTCAATCAAACAAAGAAACGGTATCTACCACTGTGACTTCTTTACGCCTAGTGGGAAGAGAATTAGACAATCTCTTGGGACAACGGAAAAGCGGCAAGCAAAGGAGTTGCACGACAAACTAAAGGCAGAGATGTGGCGAACTGAGAAGCTGGGAGAAGCGCCAGTTAAGCTATTCGAAGAAGCCTGCTTGCGCTGGCTGAATGAAAAGTCACATAAGCGATCGCTAGATGCCGATAAATCAAAAATCGGCTTCTTTCTCCTTCACTTTCGAGGTGTCCCGATCGGGGAAATAACTAACGACCGGATACAGGCTGCATTATCGAAAATGGAGAACCGGTCGCACCGTGCAAGATGGGAGAAGCAACGTGACAGGCTGATGAGGGAGGGAAAGCCGGTTACTGAATACAAATCAAAACCGGTAACGCAATCTACCATCTATTCTCATCAGGCATTCATGCGCTCTCTACTTCGTATAGCAGCTAATGAATGGGGATGGTTAAATTCAGTTCCGGTAGTAAAGGCCAAGTCACCACGTGGACGTCGAATTCGCTGGCTAACTAAAGATGAAGCTCGTCGTCTGCTTGACGAGTTGCCTGAGCATTTCCGCAGTGTGGTCATGTTCGCTTTGGCTACTGGTCTACGCCGTTCCAATATCCTCAATATGGAATGGTCACAGATAGACATGCAGAGAAAAATGGCATGGATACATCCAGAAGACGCAAAAGCAGGCCGAGCTATTGGGGTGGCACTCAACGACACGGCCTGCTCTGTTCTTCGTGGTCAGATTGGAAAACATCACAGGTGGGTATTCGTACATGAGGATTCCTGTATTCGCCCCAACGGTGAAGTTGCTCCGAAGTTACGCAAAATGAGAGTCGATAGCAATAAGGCATGGCGATCGGCACTCAAGCGAGCGGGTATAGAAGACTTCCGTTTTCATGATCTGCGGCACACGTGGGCAAGTTGGTTAGTTCAATCTGGCGTTCCTATCTCTGCGCTACAAGAAATGGGCGGATGGGAGTCTGTAGAAATGGTTCGCAGATATGCGCACCTGTCACCGAATCATTTAACGGAGCACGCTAAGCAAATCGACGTTGTTTTTGGAGTTTACGGCACAAATACGACACAAGGGGAGATGGCGGAGCTGAAGGAAGTGATGTAA